ATACTTGATGACTGAGTTATTCACTAGAAGTGGCATATTCACCGAATGAGTGAATATAGCCTTAGCAGCATATAAGGAGCACCTAGGTTGACCTACATCTTTGAATCCAAGGACGAGTTCGAGGCCCGCCGCGGGTCTGACTTTACCCTTCTCCCCGAGGACGATTACATCGTCGAAGTGAAGGAGATTGAGGTCAAGCACGACGTCCCCAACCAGTTCAAGCCCGACGAGAAGCCCGGCGACCGCTGGAACGTTCGCCTCAGGGTAATCTCCTTCTCCAACGGGGACGACCTCGTTGACGTGGACGGCAACCCGCCCGATGGCGAGCGCCTGTTCTTCGCCTTCCTCGACCCTGCCCGACGTGGCCTCGTTCCGCGCCCTTCCAAGACGCGCAAGTTCCTCGCGGCCGCCCTTGGCGTCAACGTCGAGGACCGCATCGAGTTGAACTCACTTGAGGACCTCATCGGCAAGCGGATGAACGTCACCATCATCCACAAGAACGGGTGGGCCCGGCCGGACGACTTCCGTCCGATTCGGAAGCGCCTCGCAGCGGCCCCTAAGGTCACTGACGAGACCGTGAAGGCCGAGGCTGAGGCCAAGTTGGCACCGGCAGCACCGGTGGCGGCCGAGGAAATCTTTGCCGAGGTCCCCTTCTAGGCCCGTGGAAATCACTACGCTCGACCGGTACCAGATGGAGGCCCTTCGCACGGCATCGAGCCATGCGACGCCCGAGGAACGGTTCTCCGTCCTCGCGCTCGGGCTCTCCGAAGGTGCCGGCGGCGTAGCACACCGGGTCCGCCTTGCCCTACAGGGTGAGGAACTGGACGAGAACCGGGTGTTCTACGAGTTGGGGGACATCCTGTGGTACGTGGCCAACATGGCCGACTACCTAGGGGTGAGCATGTCGGAAGTGGCTACCGCCAACATCGACAAGTTGAAGGCGCGCTACTCAATCAACGACTAGGGGCATTCCCGTGTACACCTTTGCGGAAGCGGTTGAGTCGATTGTGGGGTCCCGTCCGGCTGGACGTGGCAAGAACGTAATGGTTCGTTGCCCGGTCCACGAGGACCGGGACCCCTCGTTGTCTGTCAACCTCGACAACGGGCTCTGGATTTGCTTCGGTTGCGGAGCGAAGGGCAACATCATCGGGCTGGCTGAGCGGTTCGGCGTTACCCTCGACGACGACGCCATTGCCCTGTCGAGGGCCCGGTCCTTGGACCTCCCCGAGCCGTCAGTGGACTTCGCCGACAGGGGCAAGGAACTGGCCGCCAGCCTGTTCCTCCATCGCCCGCAGGTAATCGTGGACTACATCAACGGCCGGTCACTGTCACCGCTCACTGTTCGTCACTTCTCGATGGGGTACGACCACGGCAAGAACGCCGTCGCGATGCCCTACTGGGACGGCGACGTTGTAACCGGCATCAAGTACCGGACCGGGGACGGGAAGAAGTTTAGCGAGCCCGGTAGCCACTACGGCATCTACAACGTGGACAACGTTCGCCAGAAGCCCATCGTGGTCCTCTGCGAGGGCGAGTCCGACACTCACGCGGCGTGGTCCGCCTTGACATCCATGGGGATTAGTGGTACAATCGTTAGAGAGGTTGGGGTAGGTGGCCTATCAGGCGCCTCAATCTCCCCGGAGCGATGGGAAGTCCTATCAGTGGACCTCCTGTGGGCCAAGAAGGTCATTGTCATCTTCGACAATGACGAGGCCGGCCACCGTGGCGCCAGCATCGCCGTTCAGGCGATTGGACAGCGCGCCACCACCCTCACTCCCACTCGTGGAACCGACCTGTCCGACCATCTGATGTCGGGCGGCACCCTCAAGGAGATTGGATTGCTCGATGAACTCGCCAAGTACCCTGTCGCTGAGTGACCTACGGGCGCAGGCCGACAAGTGGCCCGGCGGACGTACGGTCATCTTCAAGTGGCTCGTAAACCACGACCTCATTCCACCGATGATGGAACCGCCCTCAAAGCGGGTCGTTGTCCGGCTCGGCGGTGACCCCGACGCCATCGCGACAGACTACATCGCCGCATCGGCGGCCGAGTGGGACTCATGGGGTAAGACAGACCCTCGTGACTTCGTCAGCGCCCTAGAGACCGAGTACGGTCAGCGGTATGACGCAGTGTCAGAGGTCCTGTCCTCCCTAGGGAGGGAGTAGGCGTGGACGTACAGGTAATCGAGGCCGGTAATCGCAGCACGGTAACCTCAAAGGCCCGTCGTTTCGCCCCCCAAGGGGTGATCGTACTGGGGCAACTCCTAGAGCGGATGGAGTTCGCCGACAACGCGTTCGTAGCCCTCGACTGGTCCAACGAACTGGGCCTCAACCCCTCGGGCGACACAAAGCCAATCGTGTACGTCAGGGTGGCCAAGCGGACCTTCTTCGATAAGAAGCCCGTCATTACCACGGAGGTCAGGCTAGACGTCGAGGACCTGTTCGGAACGGACAGCATGACGGCGGAGAACCTACTGATGGTGGTACAACAGATTGCGGACAAGATGCAACTAGAGATTTTCCGGAGGAAGTCGGACGATGGATGACACGGATAACATCTGGATTCGGTTGCCATCAGCGCGCGTTCTATCGCCCGCTGAGATGGACCTGCTCCGGGCGGCGGTTGATGTCATCTGCGCTAGTCCGACAGACGTGTGGGTGGGCGAGAACGTAGCCAATCCGGCGGTAGAGTACCGTGGGTAACGCGTTCATCGACGAGACGTGGCGTCCTACCACGTTCGAGGGGGCCACACCGCTAAGCACCGTCTTCGTAGGCGATGGAGCGTTCATCTTCCCGGGAGCGGTCATCGGGCGCCCCCCGATGGGCGTGAAGTCCATGCGCATACAGCCGAGCGCTAGGTACTCTGATGTCACCATCGGTCGCGGTTCCGTTATCGGCGCTAACGTCGTCATCTACGCCGGTGTGGACATCGGCGACAGGGTACTCATCGGCGATGGGGTCACCATCCGCGAAGACACCGTAATCGCTGACGATGCCGTTATCGGCAGCAACTCTACCATTCAGAATGACGTCAGCATCGGCGAGAGGTCTCGGATTGCGGACTTGAGCCACGTCACGGCGGGCGTCGTCATCGGCGACGATGTCTTCTGGTCCGTCGGAGTACTGTCCATGAACGACAACTCCATGAGCGTCAAGGGCGACCTTGAGCCCCCATCAGTCGGCAACAGCGCCAAGATAGGCGGCGGCGCACTACTCCTGCCCGGGGTTAGCATCGGCGCTGACTCAACCGTAGCGGCCGGCTCCGTGGTTACCCACGACGTACCCAATGGTGAGAGAGTACGCGGCATTCCCGCTAAGTCATGGCCCAAGGAGGTAGGGTTGTCCGCTAGGGCAGCGGCCGAGGACTACCACCGGTACCTCGAAGAGGTCTGATGGAGCCCGGTATCTCCGTTCACTTCATGGTGAAGGACCCGCCACTGGACCGTATGGCGGCCCTTGTCGCGCTATTGCGGCCCATTGTTAGCGAGTTCGTTATCGTGGACACCGGCTCACCCCAGTCGTCCATCGACACGATGGCCTCGTGGTCTAAGCCTGAGAACGTCCCGGTCACCGTCATTTCGGAGTACTTTGAGGACTTCTCCACCACCCGCAACAAGGGTCTAGCCCTGCACAAGCACGAGTGGACACTGGGCATAGACCCCGACGAGATTCCATCGCTCGCTATGTTGCAGCATATCGTGTACGTCACGAGCCCTGAGGGCGTGAAGTACACGCCAGAGGCGAACGGTTGGACATACTTCACCTACAACTGGTGGGCCGGCGTGCTCGGCCCTGAGATGGGCTATCACTGGCACACACGCCTCTGGAAGACGGAGGGTAGTTACCTGTACCGTCCCATTCACGAACTCGTAGTCGTCTGCGGGGAGCCTGAGTTGACCATCCGGAATCAGAACAAGTTGCCGCAGGCGCCTAAGAGCGCCTACCTCATCCATAGCAAGGGGGCGGACGACATCGTCAAGGCTGACGAACTCTACGACCGCATGGACGCCGTACAAGGAGCCAGTAGGTGACAGAGACATTGCCGACCTCGGCGAAGGGCGTTGTATGCGTTGACTTCGATGGGACATTGAGGCCATGGGGCGGGCTATTCGACGACCCTGACCCGCTTCCCGGGGCTAAGGGGTTCATGGATAAGTTGCGGGAACGCGACTTCCAGATAGTCGTGTTCACGTCGCGCCTGTCACCGCAGTGGCATAGGGATGAGGAGCGTGTCCCGGCCATCGGGGCATACGAACAGTTGGACTACATCGAGTGGTGGCTCAATCGGCACGGGATTCCGTTCGACGACATCACGGCCGAGAAGGTTCCGGCCGAGGCCTACATCGACGATAGGGCCTTCCGGTTTGAGAACTGGGAAGCAACGTCGAAAGAGTTCTTCGGGGAGACTCCATGAGAAACGTCGCACTGGTTGGTGGATTCGGGTCCGGCAAGACCACGGCCGCGGACCTACTAGAGAAGGTGTACGGATACACCCGAGTGAGCCTCGCAAGGAACTTGAAGGACGTCGCGGCCGACGCCATCAATAGCGGTAGGCCAATCGAGAAGACATCGACCTACGGCGTGACGGACCTCTACGGAGCGGAGCGGAGAATCTCCGGCCGTCAGGTCCTACAGGAACTCGGCCAGTCCGTCAAGGCCCTTGACCGGAACCTGTGGGTACGTTGGCTCGTCTCGGACATCCGCTCCGGACGATACGGGCCCGGACCGTACGTCGTAGACGACTGCCGGTTCTACTACGAGGCCCTCGCCCTCTCGGGTGGTGTCCAGTTCCTCATTGGCCGGCTAGAGGTACCTGAGGAGGTCCGCGCAGAGCGGTACTACCGGACCTACGGTCTGCGACCTACCGCCGCGGAACTTTCTCACCCGTCCGAGACCGAAATGAACCTCATTGAGGCCGACTTCACGGTCAACGGGGAGATGTCGCCCGTAGACGTGGCCACTACTCTCGCTAGGCTACTGCAATGATTCTCCCAATCGACAGCACGACCGCGCTTATGCTGCTCGTGCTAGACATACTGGTCCTACTGGCTGTTCTGTTCTGGCCCGACGACCCGCCATCCATGGGCGGTGGCGGGGACCCGCCAGAGCCCGCCACGTAGCACAAAAGAGCCCCACCCGGACGGACCGGAGTGGGGCTCTTCTTGTACAATGATGGGTTGGAAGTGTTACAATCCGCCCTCGATGTAACTGTCGATGCTGACGTAGTGCGTGATCTTCCTCGATCCCGCGATGCCGGTCCACTTGATGTGGTATGCGCCGGCGAGCGCTAGATTGAAGATGAGCCGGAAGCGGCCCTGAGAGTCGCGCGTCAGGGCGGCGTCGGTCAGGTACGTATACGTGACCGTAGCGCCGCTCGGCGGCTTGACCTCGGCGGTGACGGTGGTTGGGTCAACCAGCGTGCGCCCGGTCACGGAGTCTAGCGGGGGCGTAGTGTCCTCCGGATCGGTGAAGACGCACTTCACGGCCGGACTAGTACCCTTCGCGAGGCGATACTTAGCCATTGGGTGATACCTCTATTCTGGCCACGATGGTCGGTATGACGGTGTGTGCCGCTACGATGGTCGGGACGACGGTTGCGCTGGCCTTGAGGGCCATGACGGATTCATTCGTAATCTCCGCGTCAGCGGTAAACGAGTTAGAGAAGGTCCGCTGGACGTAGGCGTCGGCGGTCAATGCCGATAGGACGGTCGCGCTAAGATGCGCGTCGGCCGTAAACGACCCGAGGACTACCTGCGCGAGGTACGCGTCCGCCGTAAACGATCCGAAGACGGTGCTCTGGATATGCGCATCAGCGGTGAAGGACCCCGGTAGGGTGGCCTGTAGGAACGCATCAGCGGTGAGCGAGCCCGCTACTGTCCCCTGTAGGTGGGCATCAGCGGTGAAGGACGCGGCAAGGGTCTGCTGGACGTACGCATCCGCCGTAAGCGACTGCTCGAAGGTCCGTTGGATGTACGCATCGGCCGTAAACGACTGGCTGAATGTCCGCTGGATGTAGGCGTCGCCAGTGAATGAACCGGTGATGTCATTCCGTGCGATGTTTGCATCGGCAGTAAGGGTGCCCGCGATGTCGAGTCGGCTGATGTGGGCGTTGGCGGTAAACGACCCCTCGACCGTTGTGCTACCGCCAGCCGCAATCTCGGCATCCGCGGTAAACGAGCCACCGACGGTCGCCGATAGATGGGCGTCAGCCGTGAAGGAGCCGGCTATCGTAGCCTGTAGATGGGCGTCGGCAGTAAACGAGCCGGGGATAGTCGCCTGTAGATGAGCGTCTGCCGTGAATGACTGCTCGAACGTATTCGCGATATACGCGTCCGCAGTGAACGATCCGGGCTGATCGGACCTCTGGATATACGCGTCCGCGGTGACTGATCCCGGTATACCGTTTACAGCGATGTGGGCGTCGGCGGTTAGCGACCCCGCTATGTCGTTCCGCGAGATGTTCGCATCCGCGGTGAATGACCCGGCGGCAGTGACAGCGATGTACGAGTCAGCGGTAAACGAGCCGGGGATGTCGTTCTTCGCGATGTTGGAGTCGGCGGTGAACGAGCCGGCAATGTCATTCTTCGAGATGTGAGCATCGGCCGTAACAGAACCGGCGATGTCGTTCTTCGCGATGTTGGAGTCGGCGGTGAAGGACGCTTCGACGGTGGTGATCGCGGCCGGTCGGACGGCGATGAGAATAGAAGCGCCACGGGCGTTGGACGTGTCCATCGACCACGTGCCGGGGTCCTCACTAGAGGCGTTGAGTTGACGGAAGGCGACTGAGCCCTCTACGCCACCGACAGCGTCAGCGCTGATGCCGGAGTCGGCCTGATTACCGTAGTTTGTTGGTGCGGTGCCTATACCGGTGTACGAGCCGGTGGTCGCGTCCTCGCCCGACGCGCCGACGCTAATCCAGAGCGTGTCTTCCGCATCCCATCCGGTTGGATTGAGCGAACCGGAGTCGGGCGCCGTACCGACGGCCATCGTGCCCGCTTCCGGCGGGGTGGTGAGATGGGCACCGGGGATAGAGAGTAGTATGAAGCACGAGTCGTTGGCGGAGGTATCCGCGGTGGTGACGGTGAACGTCCCCGTCTCAGTACCGTCGGAGAACTTATAGGCAAGACCGATACCCATGGTCGCGGTGCCGGCCTGATCCTTGAACTCGGTGAAGCCGCCGCCCCACGCGCTGAACTCGGCGTTCGTCGAGTTGCCGTCGTAGAGGATGACGATGGCAAGCAGCAAGTCGCCGTTGTTATTGGCGAGGGTCGTTAGGCTAGGTGAGGTATGGGTCCCGGCAGGGTTGGTGTTCAGGTTGAACAGAACACGGTTGGCTGCGACTGTCGGGATCGTCGGGAACGACACTAGCGCACCGGCCTAACTATTCGATTGAGTTCACCGTTGAGTACAGACATTGAGTTGCCTTAGCCCTGTTGAGTCAGGTTAGCCCTTCGGGAAAAGGGCCTTCATGTGGAGGTCGGCCAGCCAACTATCATCTGAGGTACCGGACTCTATCGAGCCATTCGGTAGGACCCACGTCCAGTGGTGGACGGAGCCCTGCTTGTAGCCGATGCGGTATACCCGGAACTTACCGAGGTCCTCACCGCCAGCGAGCCCGATCTTCCCGTAGACCCGGGAGTTGAAGATTGGCTTGGCGCCCTTGGGAATGTTGACTACCACGATGGGCAGTCCGGGGTTGGTCTTCGGGAGAAGGCTCCACCGGACGACGCGCGCTAGCATCGCCTTATCGGCCCAACCGGGGGCCTCAAGATCGAGGACCTTGGAGGTCCCGTCGTCCAGTAGAACTTCCGAGAAGTAAGCGTATTCTGACATTGACTTGTCACGTACCCCTATCCAGATACCCTCAGAGGGTTAGAAAGGCCTTCCTGCCCGTCTCACGGGCTCCTAGGCCTATTTGTGTGCCCTGTCCTAGACCTCGTCGTACGAGTAGTTCAGGGTTTCCTGCGTCCACGCGCCCGGCGAAGCCGATCCTGTGGGCTGCAACTGTAGCAGGGCCGCCTTGGTGACGTGGTTCTGCGTCACGTACGACGCTGCGTCCCACGTGCCCTTTGCGCCAGACGTGTACGTGTACGCGTCCACGTCGCCGGTCATCGCGGTTGCGGTCGGGGTGGTGTCACCCGTGCCCGGAGTCGCGCCGCCGGTTCCGACCGCCAACTTCGCGCGGAGGTTGACGTTCGCCTGACCCGCACCATCAGTCCAGAACTTGAAGTTCGTGACGGACACTGCCGGTGATGTATCGACCTTGAGTCGCACGTGCTTCTCGAAGGACGCTGTACCCGCTACAACGGGGTTGTTCTGCCGAGTCGTCGCGTCGGTCGCCGCTGAGTCGGTGGACAGGAACGATATTCCCGTCTGTGCTGCCGACTCAGTGCCGGCGCTCGCACCGGTGTAGACGCGGGGCGTTAGTACTGCTGCCATCCCTAGTCCTTTTCCTTACCCGTGCCCTCTGGCACGGCTGATTCGGTTCCATCGTTGGAACCGATTAGAGCGGCCGTCAAGGCCGCGACCTCTTCACGCAGGGCATCGTTCTCTACTACGAGAACACCGATCTTGTGGAATAGGTCACTGACCTTGATTTCCATAGTTAGACCTCTTCGCCCCCGAACCACGTTACGGCAACGCCCGCAATGAAGGCCAGAAGGGCCGGCTCGAACTCATTGGCCGCCATGCCGAATGGGGCCAGTTGTAGGCTCTCCGAAGCGACCAGCGCAGTTACGAACGCAACCACCGTGGCCACCGTGAGGGATATGCGTGAGAATGAGAAGTACTGCTTCATGGTTCCTCCTAAGCAGGTAGATTGGTCGATAGACGAGCAAGAAGATCAAAGGCCAACAACGCGAGACCTAGAATCAGGCCGACGGCGATGCGCCATTGAAATGATTGGATGTCCTCAAGGGCGGTCTCGATCCTCGTGAACCGCTCGTCGAGTAGTTCGTCGGCCCGGCGACGGTAGTAGCCGCTCGTCTGTAGAGTACCGTAGTCCATCGGACCCCCTATACCGGTTACGGGTGGGTCGTAACCCATGATTCCCACTTGGCTTCGTTAGCGGCGGTAGCATCCGCCTTGGCCTTGGCTACGGCCGCGTCCACCTGCGCCTGCGTGTAGCCAAACGACTCAATCGGCGAGAGGGCCGAAAGGGTCGAACTGTGCAGGTAGCCGAGCGTGTCGGGGGTGGAGTTAGCGTCCGCGGTATCCATGATGGCCGCGTACCACAGCGTAGAGCCGTTGACGGCCACACTGTTGACTGACGCTACCGGTAGGACCACCGCCCCGGCCGGGAGCGTAGCGAGGACCGTCGATGTCAGGGTCGGCTTGTCCCTGAACCGTGCTCCGGCAACGGCCGTAGCCTTCTTGTTACTGATGTGGCTTACCCACGTGCCTTGGATCATGTCCGCTCCATTCTGGTCTAGCAGTGGCCACAAGTCCTGAGCCACGTTGTTGAGTTTCGCGTCGGTGTGTAGGTGTGGTCCAGTGATGCCGTAGCCGGTGGCACCGAGGACACCGATCTGTTGCCCGCGCGTAACGATGGCCCCTAGGGCCACGCTGAACGCCTGTAGGTGGGCGTATCCGGTGGACCAGCCGTCGGCGTGCGTGACCCGGATGATTAGGGCACCGTGCCCGATCAGTCCCGGCGTGTTCTGGATGTACCGGCTCGTGACCTTGCCAGCGGCCATGGAGTACACTGGGGCTCCGGTTTGCTTGTTGCCGATGTCAAGGGCGCAACCGACGCCCGCAGCAACATGCTCCTTGCAGCCGCGGTTGATCTTCATTTCGATGTTTCCGGTGGGCCTCACCCAATCCATCGGGTGAATGTAGCCGGGTACTGGATTAGCGAACATTGTCTCTCCTGACTAGGCGAAGATGCCTAGAAGTTTATCCCAACAATCCAAGTGTACGCAGGTCGGCGATCAACGTTCCGACGCGTTGAGCCAACTCACCAAGCGTTACGGAGTCGCTGAAAGTGGCCCGGTCCACAGTCGTCGTCGGCGCGCCGTAGGTCGTTCGTGCCGCAGCGGAGTTCCCGAAGAACCCGAGTTTCGGTCCACTCTGACCGTCGATGATGATTCCGATTCGGAATGTCCCGCCGCTATCGAACTGCCCGATACGGAAGATGCCGCTGCCGCCCGTGTCGTGGTCGATGAAACCACGCTGCCCGGTTTCAGGTCCGACCGTGAGCGACGCGTAGTTCGAACCGACGATCTTCATGCCTGAAGTCGCATGGAAGTTATCGTCGGTCTTCAGAACATCGGCAGCCGAGCGGTACAGGGTCACATCGCCGCCGATGGTCATGCCAGCGCCCGAAGTACCCGATACAATCTGAATCTGGTCCTTACCGCCTCCCGACTTGCCCGCTATGAAGGCGTCGTCGGTCTTGAGGGAATCCGCCGCCGAGCGGTACAGGTTGGTGTCAGCAGCACCGCTACCCGGACCTAGTTCTAGGCCGGTGATAGTCGCGTCTCCGGACAGGACTGCTCGCGCGACAGTGTCACCCGTAATCCAAACCTTTAGTCCAGCCCTTTGACCGGAGGGAGACTCGATAAGGACGCGACTCTCTGTCGCTGCCGGCGCGAGAACACGAAGAAGGCCCGAGGCTGAACTGTCAACGATGGTGTTAGCACCAAACTGCAACTCACCGCTGACTATCCGGAGACTATCCCCACTCGCTAGGTCCAGACGATTCGCCGCACCACGACTAAGGACCGCGTCCCCGCCGAATACCAGTGCTGACGTAACCGGCAACGCGACAGTTATAGCGCCACCTGCACCGTCGTCAATCGTCAGAGTCTTGGTACCCGTTCGTGACAACTTGATGTCGGGCGTCGAGCCGATGGTTACGTCAACGGGTGCGATAGTGTTGTCATCTGAGGCACTTGAGTGGTCGTGGGCCTGAGCGTGGTGCTGGTCAGCAGTAACGCCGGTCAGGGCCGAATGGGCCAGCGACACACCCGCCGCGGTTACGCGCGCCGTAGGCGGTGCGGTCCCGTCCCCAGTGAGGATGTCACCGGTGGCCATGTCGATTTCCACCTTGCGGTAGGCGGTGGTCGAATACCGCTCAGTGACCCACCGGTCTCCGCGGGCGTCCGTAGACACCATAACCTTGTCACCGATGGACAGTTTGTCCGTCAGCCGGACGCGGAATCCCTCAGAAGCATTCGTGTCCTCACCGTACAGGTAGACACTGGCGAGCATTCCGTTGCCGCTTAGGCCGGCCACCGTGCCCCATGTCTGCTCGACGCGAGCGCCGGAGCGGACATCCCGCTCGATGCGACCGTCGATGACGGTAACGATCCTCTGTGCGTATGAGTCGGCAAAGGGCTGCCGTCGGTTGGACTCGGTCTCATTGACCATTAGGAGGTCACCAGTTGGATGTTCGCCTGTAGGCGGAGGGTCTGCTTAGAGGTTGACATGGGTACCGTGAAGGCCTTGAGCCTGTAGGCGCCGGATAGTTTCGTGAACTCTGGCTCGGTGACGCGGATAACATCGTTGCCCTCGTAGGCCGGATTGCAGAGGACCTCTAGGGTGATGTCATCGCTCACGACCACGTTGTCGTAGAACAACTTCTGAGCGGCGGCATCCGCGGCCACTTGAGTTCCGATTGTGTCACTCTCGAACTTCAAGGTCCGCTCCCCGAGTCGGGTGATGTTCGTTTGCGACGTCGGGTCGGTGTTCCGCATCCGCGAGACGACCGTGAGGTCCTTGTTGGCGGTACCGACCACCAACACTGCATTGTACAGTTTCTCGTCCGTGAAGGCAGACTGCGCGGTAATGAGGTTATTGCTGTGGTCGGAGTCATACTCCCACACCACCGACCGATCCTCCGGCGTATTGAAGTCCTGCGTCGTGAAGACGCCGAGCGGATCAAAGTACACGTCGATCCCGTACGACGTGCAGAGGCGACGGATTGCCTCTCCGCGGATGTCGCCCCGCTCAACGTAAAAGGCGGACCAGAGTTCCTTGCCGGTGGTTACGCGTTCCGTGAGCGGGTCTAGGTTGTATCGAGTAACCCCCGCCGCATCGGCGATGGCCTTGATGACCGTGTTGACCGGCGTGCCGGCCACCCACTTGAACGGTGCGGTGAACTGGGCCTTGGCTAGTTTCTTCCAGAGGTCCGACCCCGACAGGATGACGACGGACATGCCCCGCTCCGCGCTCACGTCCGCGTGGTCAATCATGAAGGTACCGATGGGCACGAGTTCTAGGCTGTCGCCGAAGTCAAGGCCGCGGTACAGGCGAATGAGTCTGTTGACGTAGAAGGTGCCGGCCCAGTCCGTCCCGGGTGAGTACCGTCCGTCCGGATTCAACAGGTTCGCGGTGAACGTCCTCCGTCCGGCACGGGTGACATCAACGTCAACGTTCCCGTCAATGATGAGGTCCTCGTCCTCGGCGAAGTGCGATCCGGGATCGCCGATGTCGTGGAACTCCTGAATGGTGTTGAAGTCCGTGTCGAGCACGTGCATGTGGGCCCGGAAGGTGTGGACCTCCTTGGCCAGTTCGTTCTTGAACCTACCGGATATGGGCCACATCGGGCCTACGTTACCTCAATCCATGTCAGGGAGACGGTCATGTGACCGCCGCCCTCGTAGTCCTTGGTCGGTCCGCCGAACTCGACTTCCCAAATGTCCCCGAACGGGGACTTGAGTACGTGAGGGCCGGCGTTGGACTTGATGTAGTCCACCTGATCCTTAGCGGTAGCAACCTCGTCGTCCTTCCACTTGCACTGCAAGGTTCCCTCAGCGCCGAGCACCTTGCCGCGGACCACAACCTTGCGGGACGTGCCGAGTGGCTCGAAGACTTCCTGCTGTACAGGCTCTAGGAACGGAGCGCTCACAACGGGCAACTCGAAGATGTGCGCGTCCGCGCGGTCAGCGCCGACGATCTGCCACGAGTCGGTGTCCAGAAGGGTGGACGAGATGTCGGAATCGGCGCTCTCAAGGTCAACGTCGCCCGGTACGATCTTGAACTGAGTGATCTTGTAGTCGTACGAGACGTTGTTGGCCGCTAGGTAGTCACGGTATGAGACTGTAGCGATGTTCGCTAGGTCTACCAGCGTTGACCACGTGGAGTCCGAGGCCTCCTTGCGGTAGATGCGGTAGAAGTCGAACACGCTCGGGCTCAAGTTGGATTGGTCCCATGTCGCAAGCACACTCGCGTTGGAGACGTCGTCCGTGACGTTGAATCCGGTAATCGCCGACGGTGCGACCCACGAGGTTGTCACGCTGTTAGAGTCGAAGGCCGAGGGCAGATCGTCGGTGTCCCACAACTGGACCTGAACGAGATACACCGTGCTGTTGACAAGGTAGCCCGACGGGAATGCGAACAGCGTGGCCGATGAGTAAACGCGGCCGCTGTCGTATATGGTAAGTGAGTCGGAGTTGCGAACAATGCGGACCCGGTATGAGTTCTGCGCCTTGCCGCCCGGAGAGGACATGGACCACGTGATGTTGAACGATGGCGATGTAACGGTACCGGCGTCAGACGGTGACGTGATGGTCGTCGTCGGTGACTGGCTGGCATTGAACTGGACGTAACTGGTCCACGGTCCGATGGCGCCCTTAGAGTCGTAGTACCGCTGGCGATGGTTGTACAGGACGTCGTATGCCAGCGGGTTCGCCGCACCGGTGGTCTTGAGTACACCACCCTCGCCGTCGTAGGCCGTGTTCTCACCGCCCGTAAGGGAGGCGTCCTTGAGCAGGCTGTAGACGATGGCCGAGTCGGAGTTACGGGTGACCTCGACCTCGAACGTACGCGGGACGTCACCGAGCGCGTCCTTATCCGTGTCCTCAAACGTACCCTTGAAGGTGACGATCAGTGAGTCCGGGTTCGTGAAGCCGCTCACGGGCTCCAAGTTGCTCGGAGCGGAGGGGCTGGCGTTCAGCCGGAACGGGATGAGGGCCGAGTAGTTACCCACTGGGCCGGTGCTCTTGGTGTACCGGGCCTGCCAGTAGTACACGACGCCCTTGGAGAGGGCTGATCCAGTGTACAGTTTCGTGAAGGTCGTGCTCGAACCGCCTATGTCCCCCGAGTCCCAAACGAGCGAGGTTCCGCCCGGATCGGAGTAGACTCGGATTCGGAAGTTCGTGATCGTCTCACCGCCGAAGGAGGTACCGTCGAACGACGGAGCCACAGCGTCGAAGAGTAGGTTGTCTACGTTGACGTTGGTGGTGACCGAGCCACCCGACGCGTTGGTTCGGATACCGATTCGCGTGACGTTCGCCCAGTTACGGGTACCGCCAGAAGCGACCGGAGTGTCCAGCGTGAGGGTCTTGGTCTCCCACACGTTGATCGTGGACGGCTCGATGTCGTACTCGTCGAAGTCCGACGCAGTCGCGAAGGTGAATCGAAGCCGGATGTAGTTGACGTTGGTAGCGGACGAGTACCGAATCTGAATCTTGATCGGCGTCTTCTTGCCGTACTTCGACAGGTTGAGCGCAACCGTACGGTAGGAGTCCGACGTCGAGCCGTTCGAGAGGGTGGTGATCGTCAACTTCATTGACGCGCGTCCGACCTGCTTGACGGCCGTGTCCTGCGAGGCCGAGGATGATGTACCGTTGGTGACGCTGGTGATGTTCTCGAAGCCGTCTACCTCGTCCGGAGCACCAAGCCACGCGTCAGAGGGTGGTGCGCTCGGCGTCGGGATGCCGGCCGAGTCCGTGGTGAAGGAGGTCAATCCGGTGAACGGCTGCCAGACGCTATCGGAGTTCTTCTGGACGCTGATCTTCCACCAGTACTGCGTGTTCCATTCGAGGGCTGAGCCGGCGTAGGTGACGTTGTAGGACGTCCCAGTCGTCTCGACCGTCTGACCCTGATCCCACTTGACCGACGTGCCCGCGGCGTCGTTGTAGACGATGACCTGCGTACCCTTGAGCGTGTCGCTCCACGTTCCGGTGAAGTCCGGCGTTAGGTCCGTGATCGGCGAGCCGACTGGCGTAACCTGAGTAGGCGTCGTCGCGGAGGGGGTCACGAAGGACTGTAGGGCCGACCATGCGGACGTCCCGCCGACCGAACTGGTTACCTTGGCGCGCCACTTGTAGGTCGTCGAGTAGGACAGGGCGGTACCGGAGTAAATCTTCGAGAAGGCGGAGGAGGTAACGCCGGACGAGAACGATCCCGATGACCACTTGAGGGTCGTACCGTCGTTCTCGTAGACCTCGATTTCAGCGCTCGTAAGAAGGTCGTCAGAGGTAGCACGTGAGCCAGACAGTGTCGGCGTCAGGCCACCGACTGTCTCACCGCCCGTCGGGCTGAGGCTGATCGGGATGCCGGTCGTGTGGGTCGTGAAGGTCGCGTTGGAGGAGTACCCACCCCATGCGGAGTTGGAGTCCTTGGTGCGGGCGCGCCAGCGGTAGCCGGTCTGCCACGACAGGGCAGGGCTACCCGGGTAGACGACTGACTTCGAGGTCGTCGCAGTGACGGCCACGTCGCCGGAGTCCCACACGGCCGTACCGTTCGCCAGTTCGAGGATGATTCGGTACCCGAGCATCTGACTGTCGGTCGTGTCAGGGTCGGAGTGGGTGATGTTGAAGGTCGGCGTCAGAGTCTTGACGTCGGTAGTCGGGGATTCCTGTAGGCTGATGCTAGGTGCGTTCGGGACGCTGTTAGCCTTGAATCTCTGCTGCGAGGAGTACGCTCCCCACACACCGTCGTTGTCCTTGCAGCGGGCCTTCCACTTGTAGAAGGTGTTGCCCGTGAGGGCCGGGCCGTTGTACGTCTTGGAGAAGGACGTTCCCGATCCGGCAAGCGTTCCGGAGTCCCACTTGACCGTTGTTCCGTTATCCTCGTAGAGGATGATCTGGAATCCAGTTAGCGTGTCGCCGACATCAGGATCGCTGAACGTACCGGTAAGTGAGGGGGTGAGCGTGTTCTGAATAGCATCCGCGGTCGGGCTCAGGCCCGTCGGGGCATTCGGCGCCGTGTTGGTCGTGTAGTCTACGACGATGTAGGCATCGTTCGACGCGCCGGCCTCGCGAGAGTAGAACTCAACGCGCTCGTTGGACGACGGCTCGTCCGAGGACGTCAGACGGATACCGTAGAAGGTCCCGGCCGCCTTCGCTGCCTGAATGATCCCGGTGATGTCTACGCTGTAGAAGGTGCTGTCGGCCGGGGCACCGCCACCGCCGACGTCCCACGAAGCCCGCTCGGCCGTCGTCACGGACGGCATGTTCGACCACTCTAGTGCGTTGGTAGAGGACCACGCCTCGTCGGAGCCCGCGCTACCCTCGGACCATGAGGCCGTTACGCGGTCAACGTAGATGTCCGGGTCGGAAGCGTGCGTCAAGTGAGAGCCAGTTGAAGTCTTGAGGTACAGCGTCGCGCCAGTGACGGCCACCATGCCGGAGAAACTGTACGAGAAGCCTAGGAACGAGCGGACGTAGCCCGGTAGCCACGAGACGTAACCGACGGGCAGGTGGTCATCGACCCCCGCCCCGTAACTCGATCCATCGGAAGATTTGTAGGCCGCCAAGGCGTCCTTGTTGACATTCCACGTGGTCTGTGCCATAGTTAGGCTACTGTGCTCATGTGCTCTAGGGCCCTGACCATGTCAGAGCCGGTGATGAGGTCCTTGAGGGATGAGAGGTCTACGTCGCTTACCGAGCCGTCAGGCGACTCAACGGTCACCTTGAGTTCGATAACCCGGGTAGCGGAGGAGGTTGTTGACGAGGAGAAGGCGCCCGGGGACAGGGCGATGTCTGACGTGCCGGCGATAGCCATGTCGGTCAACTGGCTCGTGATCGTTGCCATGGCGCGACGAGCATCGTCCGCACTAAGAAGACCCCTAGCGAGACCCTGAACGACATTGACACCAACGGCAGCCATCACCTTGGACGGGGACGCGATGCCTAGGGCGGCCTTGATACCGTCGATGAATCCGCCGGCGAAGTCCATGATCTTGTCAATGATCCAGTTCTTGAGGGAGATGATGCCTCCCCAAATGCCGCGGACGAAGTCCTTGCCTACATTGAGTAGGTTCTGCCAAATCTTCGGAACGATGTCTACGATGAAGTCGCGAAGGAGCCCGGGCAGGCCAATGACCGCGTCAATGATCTTCCCCGGCAGGTCAATGAAGAACTGCACGATCTTCGGAATCATGTCGGCGACGAACTGAATGATCTTCGGTACGTTCGTGATGAACCACGTCGAGATGGTGTTCCATAGCCCGACGAGTGCGTCAAGGACACGGCCCGGCAACTTGAGGAACCAGTCCACGATGCCAGTGACAAGGTCCGTGACCCATCCGACAACGGCCTCAATCAGGTCCCCGAACCACCCGGCTAGGAGGTTCCAGAGGACGACGAGCCAGTCGAGAATCATGCCCGGAAGTTTAGCGATCCAGCCGATGACCCCGGTGACGATGTTGATAATGGTCGTGATTATGAACTTCCAGAGGTTGATCCACCAGCCGACGACGAAGCCGAGGATGAATCCGAGGTAGTAGGCCCAGTTCTCGCCCAAGTCGGCGAGAAAGTCACCGATAAACGTCAGGACGGAGTCGATGAAGGACTGAATCCCCTCTACGATGGACGTCCAGATGGCGGCGATGTTCTCCGGCAGGTTGGAGAAGAAGTCGATGACGCCCTCTACGGCCTCTACGACCCACGTGACCGCGCCAATGATGCCTTCGATGACACCAGAGACGAATCCGGCCACCGCCTCGATGAAGCCCATGAGCGGCGGGATGACGTTCTCACTGATCCACGCGACCACGCCATCGACAAAGTCCTTGAATCCCATGAAGTTGGTCTGGTAGGCGGCGACGGCCAGAGCGATAGCGGCGATGATAGCGACGATAGCGAGCACCACCGGGTTAGTCGCGAGGGCGATTAGGGCGGGGATCAGGCTGGCAGTGATAGCCAGACCGATGGCCCGGATGGCGCCAACGAGGACGCCGCCCTTGAGCGCAGTCGTGAGACCGACAATGGCCGTCTTGATGAGGCTGATCGCCGCTACAGCCTTCGTCAGGTTGAGCAGGCGCGTCAGTAGTAGGAGGATTGAGGACGATCCGCGGGCGATGCCGAACAGGCCGCCTAGGGTCGTAACGAGTCCGAGAAGGACCGATCCTAGCAGGCCAAGACCTACGCGGAGTGCGAGGAACCCTGCGATAGCCAGCACGATGTCCCGGATCGTATCGACCTGCTCCGGCGTCAGTCGGTCGATAGCGTCGGCCAGAGACTCGATGAACTCGGCTAGGACCTTGATCCCGGAGTCTACCAAATCCTCAAGCACGTTGACGAGCGGCTGAACGCTGTCGAAGAAGCGACCGAAACTGTCAGCCAACTTGCCGATGAGGTCTCGGATCGCCTCGCCGGCGTGCACGAAGGCGTCACGGATACCGAACGCATTGTCGGCCACGGACTTACCAAACCGGCCAACGATGGAGGCGAGCAGGGAGAACATGCCGATGAGCGGAAGGACGGTCGAGACAAACATGACGAACGCGGTGGCTAGGCCAAGCACGTTGCCGAGGATGAGGAACATCGCGCCACCGACGGCGAACACGCCGGCCGTCATGGCCGCCATCTTCACGATGAAGTCTACGAAGGCGGGATTGTCCTTGAGGTACTCCGTCAACTTGTCGAGCGCGACAAGGATGACGTTCATCACCGGCTGAGCCAGTTCCATGATCTTGAGGGCAACCATCTGTAGGATCGGGAAGAACGAGTTCTTGAACGACCCGACGATGGCCTTGATGCTGCCGAGCATCTGGACCTTCATGTTCTCGAAGAAGGCACCGGCGTTCTCTAGGGAGTACTTCTGCTTGTCAACGGCCACCTGACCGCGGGCCATAGCGTCGGCATCCCGGTTCCAAAGGTCGATGGTTGAGTTCACCAGCGGGAGTAGGGCCCGGATAGCGTTGTTCGATGCCGCACGGGCGTTGAACCACGCCTTCTCCGAGTCGGTCATGCCCATGTAGGTCTTTGACAGGTCGCGAACGATGCTGTCGAGCCCGGCGAACTTGTCGTTCGGGAAGGCGATTTCCTCCCACGTCTTGCCTACGCCCTTGGTACGCAGCGTCAACTCGCTGAGTTTAGCGGTGATTGCGTCGGTCGGGGCCAACAGACCCTCAATCATCATGGACAGTCCGCGACCGGCGCGGCTACCGCGCTGGCCGGCATCCGCTAGGACACCAAGCATCTGCGCGACGTCGTCGAACTCGATGCCCATGGACCTAGCCTGAGGACCAATGTAGGTGAAGGCGCTAATGAGGTCGCCGAAGTCCGCCTGCGTACGCTCGGTCATGAGCGCTAGGACCTCAGTTACACGTCCAGCGTCCTCGATGCCGAGGTTGAAGATGCCAAGGATACCCGACACACCCTTGAGGTTCGTTTCGAGCGTGCCACCCGCGCCAGCGGTGGCAATCATGATCTTCTCTACGGTAGCCGTAACGGCGGCGAGTGTCTTCTGGTTATCGACAACGACACCGGTGGCGGCACCCCAAATGTTGTACGCCTCAGCGGCCTCTTCCGGACTGAACAGACCAACAGCCTTTGCGGTGCCCTGAATAGCGTCGTCAAGTCTCTGCTGCCAGACAACATTCGTGTTGAGTGCGACACCGGCGCGGCGTAGCCAGTAGTCGTAGTCGGCGTAAGTGCTGACGATGTTCATGCCGAGGTCTACGATCTGGCGGGCCACGTCGATGAGCCGACGGCCTACCTGCTCGTAGTGGGAAGCGGCACGCCAAACGGCGTCCATGGCCTTCTCTGTTCGGGTGAGGTTATCGGTCAGGTCACGGTACGCGGCCGCTAGCGGGTGCAGCGCGTTATTCGTCTGGCCTTGGAAGGCCCGCGTCGCGCCCTGCGTGGACCCCTGCACGCTTTGTAGCGAACTGGATAGGGTCCGGAGGGCCGGCAGGTTCTTTACGTCAATGACGATTTGAAGGTGAATGTTCCTAAGGGTGGCGGTCATCAATCAAAAAGGGGCCACGCGAGCACTGTGGTGATTACCCGTCTATGAGTATCCACTGTGTTCGCGTGGCCCATTGGTCCCCTTACTTCAACTTCTTAGACGCACTAGTGTTCTCGCCGTTGCGGAACTGCTCGAACATGGACATTAGCCAGACCCCCTGATCGAGCAACCCACCCTCATCCGGCAACTGGGCGAACCCCACCACTACGGAGGCGGACTTATGCTCGACCTTGCGACCCCTATCCTTCCGCAACTCGACGTTCACCACCTGAACGAGGCGGCACATCAAGTACAGGTCGAAGGCCCGCGCGATCCTTGGATTGCGGCGGGCCAGCGCGTCTACGCGGTAGCCGTCGGCGCTTTGGCGCGCGAGGTCGAAGGCGATTTTGACTCGGCCGCACCCGGGTTGAGGTTGGAGAAGTGGTCGGCTAGGGCGGCGTCGATGGCGTTGGCCGCGTCCGCCGATAGGTCGAGGTAGGCGTCCTCAGTAGGTTCCTCGTCGAGGGACCATCCGGTCACCAGCGCCACGAATAGGTCGTGCTGGAACTGGGTCGCCTGCTGGACGGACATAGACGTGACGTCGTCACCGATCTTGCCCGGAATGGATGAAACGATGGCATTGAACTGGCGCTTGCTCAGGTCACTCAGGACCTCCACCCAATCCTCTTTCGAGTCTCCGATGAAGAGACGCTTTGTCTCTGTAGACGCCTTGCGGAAAATACCCATGGTTCTCCTATCCTCTAGGGACTATACGGGGTGGCCGGACGGGACACTAGCCCGCCCGGCCGGGGACACTAATCGACGGTTGGCTCGTTGTTGACGAGAATGGCCGTGAAGATGTCTGACGCGAGTGGCTTGACGATCAAGGCCTCGACAGACTGCTCAAGGTAATCGCCAGCCGCTAGGGGGACGCCCACCTTGTTCCATCGAACGTTCGGAATCTGTAGGCGGAGCAGAGGCTTGTTAGAGCCCATGCCCGACAGGGCCGACGAGCCCTCCATGTGGAGGTCAACATCGAAGATCGTCTCGTTCAGGAACCGGTCGTACTCCGACGTGTCCGTGAAGTCAATCGTCATCATGAGGGTCACTTCCCGCATGCCGAGGGCCAGACGCTTCCACGCCCGCGTCTTGCGCAAAGTACCGATCCGCTCGATGTTGTTGTTCACACCGAAGGTGAAGTCCTTGACCGTTGACAGGAAGGTGCCGGAGGCGACCTTGATGTCTACGCCGGTGAAGTGGAGAGGCGTTACGTCCGAGTAGGACGGGCTAGCAGGACTACCCTGCTTGGTTCGGTTGACTCCCTCGATACCGAAGGAGGCCGTTACAATCTCGCCGAAGGCCGCCTTGATTTCGATGGTATTGATCCGGCAACCGCCGTACCTCATGACGAGGATGTCGGCCGCGCTGGACTCAAACGAGAACGTCGGCTCCGCAGAGGCCGGCGTGTACGTGTGCTGGTAACCACCGCCAGCGTAGGCGGAGGAAATGACCGTCGCGGCGAAGGCCGAACGGAGAATGGACGCGATGTCCAGCGGGATCAACTCCATCTCCATGGTGCCGCCCACTTGGAACGGCGCCGGCATGGCGATGAACTTGTCCCGCGAGTGCCTGATCTGCTCAGGCACAATGTAGTCGTTGCTGTCCTCAATCGAGAACGAGGATACCGGGAGGTACTTAGTCGGAGCGACCTGAGTTCCCTCAGTCGTTTCCTTACCGTACCCGACGTAACCAAGCGCACCTAGGCTCATATTTGCTTCCTTTTACGACTGCCGCTGGAACTGCTGGTTGACAGTTAGCGTGATTTGTGCAGACTTAGCGACAACCGAGCCTCGCACCTGAACTAGATAATCGGTCGTCGTCGTCTTGACCTCCCGAATGCCGGCCATGCCGTCGAGACTGCGGTTAGAGTCCTTTCGGAACCACTTCCTCAGTCGGCCCATGACCTGCGTCATCATCCTGTCCCCCGAGGCATCCAGAACGGAGGCCTCGAAGTAGTCGCGGGAGTCGATCAGGAACGTGACGAGTACCTCGAAGTCGAGGACTTCGTAGCCCGTCGTCTCAATGTCCTCAAGTTGCTGAACGGGCTGGACGATGAATGCGGGGTACGCGTTGACCGGAAGGATTCCCGGGTCACCCCAGTAGATCGCCGCAATGGACACCAGATCGGAGCACCCACCGTTGTCACTAGGCGTCTCGGTGAACAGGGTAACCTCAGCGGCTATCTTGTCGATTACGTCTTCCATCACGGCAGGATCACCCCTAGTCTACGGCTAATCCACGGGACGAGGGCGCCGTGCGCGGAACGAATCACCGATTCGTCCACGAACCAGTACGGTCTCGGGGCGCGGTTCTTGCCGCGGAACTGGTTCATGGCCTTGTTGCCGTGCGCGGAGACATCCAGCGTGCCGTTCTTGGTGCTGACGCGGACTTCGATTTCGCCGCCGCGGTCCATCCGCCTCGTCTCGTTCGGATTGACGTTGAGAAGGTGACGAGTGGTCAGTAGACGAAGATCGCCGTACCGCACAAGAATCGGGTGCCTGCCCGGGAAGCCGGCGCGCTCGCGCTCTTCAACCGTACGCTCAGCGAGTTCACGCCACCCACCCACGCGAGAGCCCTCGCTGATGAAGTTGCGATCCCAAACCTTCGCGACGCCGTGTAGCGACTCGACAGCCATGTCGTCACGCTCGTACTTGAGGAATCGTTCGATCTTGCCAACCGACTTGATGACCGAGTCCATGTCCTTGACATTCAGACGGAGAAGTGACATACTACCCGAGCCGTTCCCGACGGTAGTGCTCTAGCAGGTCAATGATCTTCTCTTCGATGTCGGAGACCATGTTGACCTCGCGATCCTGAGGACCGCGGTACTGGGGACTCATTAGGTCCGCCACCTTGAGGGCGGTAGCGCGCTTCACGGCAGACGGAACAGTCGCGTAGCCCGCGTTGTACGTAACCGTGTACGTGTAGTCACTACGCCACGGACCGTTTACGGGGTTCTTGAACTCGGCGATCCCGCCGGTCAGGACCCGGACCTTGGTGATGTCCACTGAACCAGTAGCGCCGGCGTCGGACTCGTACGTGATGGTGGTCAGAGAGTTGACCGGGAACTGGTCTAGGATGAGGCGGTGGTACCCTCGACCGCGAAGAACCTCAACCACCGGACCGGCGACGAAGGCGCGGTCGCAGTAGTTCTGGACCCAGTCGGACGCATCCCCGATCAGGACAGTCAGCGCATCGGGGAGTGGCGTGAAGGCGGCCTTGAGGCCGAGTTGCGTCATGTTGTCGTTGAAGTAGTCAACGTCGATTAGGTTAGGCATTTCTCAACAACTTGCTCCGACGAACTCGCTTGCGCCGTAGGAGCGACTTAGCCCGCAACTGCGAACGCCTCTCGCCGGCGATAACCTTGGCCTTACTGCGGATCGGTAGTTCCCGGCGCTTCTGCGCCATCACCAGCCGCAACTTCTCGAAGAACCCCGGACGACGTCCCGGCTTCCGTCCCCCCGTCACCCGCCTCTGGCGTGGGTCCACCCCCTGCCGCTGCCCGGGAGACGACCTCCTCAATCTTGCCACAGACCTTCTCCTCAAACAGGGACCAGTCGAAGGCCTTGGAGGCCTCGATACCGCGAGCGGCCATCTTCGCCAACTGGCGAGGGTTCCGCTTGAGCGCGAGGATTTCCTTGGCCAACGTCTCGGGTAGAATGTTCGCGTAACGCGTGCCGCTCTTGTGAATCTCCCAGTCGTGGGCGGGGATGCCGATTCCGCCGCCGGCCCGTGCTACTTCCCAACCGGCGCCATAGCGGGTCACTATCACCGGAGTACCGCACGCCATCGCTTCCGCTATGGGAAGGCCGAAGCCCTCAACCTGAGAAGGGAGGACGAATAGGTCCGCGGCGCCAAGCAGTTCCCGGACTCCGGGAACGTCGATGTCCCCCACGTCGGGGACGGACTTGCCGCGCTCACTGAGCAGCGGGTTGAAGATCACCTTGTCGGTGAGACCGAAGGCCTCAGCGATGTCAAAGAGTTTCCAGCCCTCAAGCCAGTACTTCTGGAAGGGGACCGTGTGCAGGTAGAGCAGCACGTCATCCTGATGGTACTTCCTGCCTAGGACCGCTACCGCCTCGATCAGGCGCGGCAGTTGCTTTCGACGGACGTTCTGCGCTACACTGATGACGACAAACTTGTTGGACCACCCTAGCCGTTCGCGGTACTCGTCGCGCTCAGCGGGCTCCATTGGGAAGAATCTGGTACGGTCAACACCGTGGTACACCCAGTCAACCTCGCGCCCGAGGCTACTGCGCACAACGCCGGCCCCGTACTCAGAGCAGGTCATGAACTCAATGTTGCTCAAGATGCTCCGCCAGTCGCTCTCCACGATGGGCTCACCCTCGATGGGAACGTACGCGAAGAAGGGAACGGTGGCGGGGATGACCATGGCCATCGCGGATACCGTGCCGGGATCGCCGGTCATGAAGATGACATCCGGCGTGTAGTCCTCTTCGTCCGACAAGACGCGGAGAACCTCTAGGAACCCTAGTTCGTCACCGACTGTTCTTGGTACGAACTGCCTTATTGGCAGGTCGCTTTCGAGTTCCTCGTGCTGTAGGCCCGTTACTGACGCTACTTGCCAGCCCTTCCTCAGGAAGGCTTGGGCTGCCATCAGGTTCACTCGACCGAACCCCGTCGGCATCAAGGGGCTGTCCCCCACTGTCAGGACCTTTAGACTCGTCTGCGACATCGGTGTCGTCTCCCTCGCTCTCAGCGCTCTTGACTGCGTACAGGGCGAGAATCTCGTCCAGTGACCGCAGTTCCCCGGTCTCGGGGTCTTGTCGGAATCCCTTGAGGAAGGCCCGTTGGGCCCACACTACCTTGTCGGGATCAAGTGGAAGGGTAATCACGCCGTCATCGACGGGCGCCTCGCCCTCGTAGAAGTACATCACGGACGCCACGTGGCGGCCGATGGTCCTCAGTCTTAGTACACTCATGGTGTCTCCTGAGTGTGGAGGGGCTGGCCGGACTGACCAGCCCCCACCATCACAGTTGAGCCAACCTCGCCTATAGGGTGAAGTTGTTCAGGTGAGCCGGACGACCCTCAAGCGAGAAGCCGAAGTAGCCCTTTATCATGAAGTCCACCGAGTCCTTGGTCTTGGCCAACTCCTCAAAGGTGAAGTCCTTGTGCACGAGCAACTTCGCGTCAGCGCGACGGAAGAAGAGGATGTCCGTACCGGTCTCCCAGTGGAGGTCCGTTACGATAGGAATGCCGTCGTACGAGAGCACGCGGAATCCTGCACCCACTTCAACGGTGTCGTTGAACTGCTGCGTCGCCTGCAAGAGCGAGTTGATCTTTCGACGGACCTGTCGGCTGGTGACCATGATGTCAGCCTCGCCGCGGGTCATGTCGATAGCCTCGTCGATCTTGGCTAGCGTCAGGGTGGTTGCGCCACCTGAGACCACGCCGGAACCGGTGCCACCCCAGTTGATTGCATCGTTGGTGTCGATCTGGTGAAGGATACCCTCGATGTCATTGGAGCCACCGGTTGCCACAGCGATGTCGGAGGACAACTGCTCGACTAGCGAGCGCTGGTGTGCCTCGACCTCAAGTGACATGGCGTTGTACAGCGAGCCTGCCGCTGCCTGCATCGGTCCAGTGACCTCTCCACGGGTGTAGAGGTACTTGACCGCCTTGCTGACCTTCTCGAAGGTGGACTGGGATGCTGCCGGAAGGGCCGCACCGTCAGTAGACCACGAGGAGGTCGGGAGCGCGGTTCGACGACGTACGAAGTACGTGTTCGTCGCCCACGGTACCCGAGCCACGATGTTGGCTAGAACAGGTTCCTTCGACGCGTAGTCGCGGATAGCCTCGTTCACCAACTCCGGGATCAGGTAAGAGCCGCTTGACGCTAGGTCAAGGGCCTTGCGGATGGTTGTCTGCTCCATCTTACCCTCAGTTTGCTACGCCCGTGCCGTGCATGCCGGCAAGGGCAATCCTCAACTTCTCGGACGGGCTGGCCTTGTCGAACTCAGCCCTGAACTCTTCCTCAGCGGACTTGGTAGCCGCGTCGGTGATTGCCCCCGGAAGTTGCGTACGGGGTGCGTTCTCTAGTGCCTCGATGCGCTCGGTTGCCTCGGCGACCAGCGTGATGAGTTCCTCGTTCTCGGCGACTTGCGCTGCAACGGCGGCCTTTACGGCCTCGTCTACCGCCTTCGCGAGGGTCTCTGCCTCATCGCTGTCCTGAGCCGACTTGTCGGGCTCAACCTCGACGGCGTCGCTCTCGATGACCCCAAGGGCCACTAGAGTCTCCGTCATGTCGTGATATAGAGCGCCCAAGCGCTCACGGTTCGCTGCGCTGATTGACCGACCGGCCTTCTCAACGTCGTCATCGGCCGCCGCACCGGCGTCATCAGCCCCTTCGGACTGCGCCTCGGTGCCGTCACCCTCAACGGGCTCCGTCACTGCTACCGATTCCTCAACGGCGTCTTCGCCGCTGTGGAGTTCCTCATCATCCATAGATGTGCTCTCTCCCATTGTTGCCGCGCCGTCATCAGCGTCGGATACGCTCTTCGCTAGCACGGTACCCAAGGACGGGTACCACGCCGGACGAGTGGTGTTGCTAATCTCATCAAGTACTACGTGCTTGAAGGTCCTGATTGATCGGCCAAGTTCGGCCACGAACTCGCTGGCCCAGTCCAGCACGGTCCCGGAGACTGACATTCCGAACTGCTTGCCCTTGCTGACCTGATTGAACAGGTACACCGAGGCAGGGTTGTCGGAATCTAGTCGAACCTCCACACCTAGGTGGAAGTGCTCGTTGATCCACGCCTTCGTCAAGACACCTAGGTCCCTTAGGACGCCGTCGGGCGCGTGTGCGTCCCGGTAGGGCAGCGGGTCACCCATCGCCTGACGCTCTTCGATCTGCTTGGCGAATCGCTCGATGGCCTCAGGCGCAATGCGCTCGTCGTCAGTATCGACCTCCGGTCCGGAGGCGAATCCTAGGATGTACAGGCCGTCCTCGCGACTCTCCGCCTTGAGAACGGGGAACGTGAACTTGAAGGAAGTGTTAGCCATCTACTTGGTCCTCGCCGCCAGTCTCCTCGCTCGGAGGAACCTCTGGTACGCTACTGTCTGGTATTCGCGGAACTAGCCCGGCAACGGGCGGTATCAGCCGTGATGCGACATCGTCGAGCCACTCGACAGGGATAGCCCCCGCGGCCGTCTGGATGAAGTGAACGTCGCCGCCCTTGATGTGCGGCAGCCCAATCTCTGACCCGATCTGGTTGATTGAGAAGACACCCATCTTCTCACCCTCGGCGTAGAGTTTCATCATGTCGAGCATGTCTCGACGGGATGAGTCGTTCTGTCGGAACAGGACGTCGTCCCACCCAAACATCCGAAGGATCAGGTGGTTATTGACCTCTTCCTCGACGACGAGTTGGAGCGGAGCGATGTTCTCCTGTCGGAAGGTGTTATCCGCTTCCTTACTGGTCGAACGGTTCGAGTCCTCGTTGACACCGATCTTGGTCGGGTCAATGTCGAGCACCGATAGAATCTCTTGACGAGAGAACTCACGCAGTTCGATGAACTGCATCTCCTGACGGGTACTCACCGAACGCTGGACGTCGATGTCACCCTCTAGGATGACCGGACGGTGGGCGTTGTCGGTACCGACGTAGTTCTGCTCCATCCACTCTCGGTTGCGCTGAACCTCCTCGGTACTCGCGTTCTTCATGTTGAAGATCGTACCGGTATGGGCGGCGTTCTCGAAGTACTTCTCGTTGAACTTCATGGAGAACAGATCGCCGGCAACGGACAGTTCGAGGCTCGCCAGCAATGACAATCCGCGGATGTCGTTATCCGGATCGTCGAACTTGAACTGAACGACCTCATCGGCCGAGTACTTGATGACCTGATCCTCGTTGTACACCGGACCGTAGTCCCAACCGCCGAGTAGGGCGCCGTTCATGCGCTCATTGATGTAGCGCGGGTGGAGTCGGACGGCCTTGTTGGGCATATCATTGCCGGTGGTCACTATGAGCCAGAAGGACTCACCGAATATCAGAAGGTCCTTGTAGGTCAATCGAAGCAACTGACTACCGTTCGACGTGCGGAAGAACGTCCGCAACGACGACACTTTGGAATCCTCGACCTCATCGTCGGCAACCGACGGCACGAAGCGGTATCCGTTAGCGACGGCTACCTTAGCGATCTTCTCGATGCCCGCACGTAGCGTCGGGTGCTGTCGGTACATCGCGTAGTACACCGCGTACCGTTCCTTACGTGGCAGGTCGCGCACCGTAGTGGTGGCCTGACCGGACGGGACCAGCGCGGAGATTCTGCCGACGACATCGCCCTTTGGCGTAACGGCGACCTGAGCCTTTGAGGTTCTAGTTCTTGTCGTTGCCATTCTCTTTCCTAAGTGCGAACACGTACGTGCAGCAGAAGCCGGTTGTATCCATCACGGAGACGGACCACGCTGACTTGGTAATAGTGAACCCCTCAACGTCCCCGCGATCAATCGCGCGCCGAACTCTTCGTAGGAAGAGTTTGACGAGGGGACTAAGTTCGGTCCGGGACACCGCCCGGTCGAGGTCGCGAACGTCCACGGATCAGGCCTTCTGGATGGTCTTGGGGTCATTGGGCCACTTGACGGTAGAGCCACACCTGCGGCACGGTCCCTCAACGGAGCCGACCACTAGACGGTACAGGTCACGGTGCTTGATGGCTAGGCGCGCTGTACCGTCCGAGGAGACTTCCACGTAACCGAACAGGGACCCACACTGGCACCTAACTGGTTCCGGTTTCATGGCTCCAAGGCCCTCCCAAGAATCCCATGCGCACCGGGCGCCGAGAGTCTCCGTACAGTGCTAGGACGAGACTCCAAAAGTAGTCGTCCTTGTTGCCCGCAAACTTGTAGAAGTTCGCTTCGGTCTTCGTCCGGCGTATGCCGTGAATCTGTCTCGTCAAGTCCTGATGGTTGGGCCACGTTACGAGGCCCATTTGCATGTCACCCTTGAGGGTGGTAGCCCATCGCTCCTTGCGCTGGTTAGTGAAGACAACGCCCTCGATGTTTCCGCTTATCTCGCGCTTGGCGTCCTCAACGAACTTCTGGCCGACGCCGGTCTGGTCGATGGTGACACGTGCTGGATTCGTAGCGGCGATCAAGCGACGAAGGTACTCGAACTGCTCGTTGTACGGGTCCTGCGTGGCCTTCGTGAAGAGGACACGACGAGTAGACGAATCGTCAGGACCGGGTAGGGTCTCGACCACCGTAAACACGGTCTGGTCTCGGTCACGGGCCAAGTCCACCCCGATAGACAGTGAGCCTTCGGAACGGAAGAGGCCATTCCAGTCTCGCCAAATCTTCTGGTCGTGGTCCGTGCAGGACTGGATCAGGTCCCACGTGTAGTAGGCCGACATCTCATCCTCGAACTCGCACTCGTACTCAGTGCGGAATCCGACGGTGTCGTTACCGAACTCCTCGAAGATCGAGATGAGTTTGTCCGTGCCGTACTGGCGGACGCGTTCCTCGGTGGTGAGTCCAGAGGCAAGTGCTAGTGCGTCGGGAAGCGCACCTTCGCGGACCATCGCGGAACACTCCCACCACGGGACAAGGTGCCGCGAGTAGTTCGCGTAGGTCTGCTCTCCGGACCAGATGTCGAAGAACATGCCGGACTGCGCTAGCGGAGTAGAGACGATAGTGATTCGTGCGCCGCCCCGGGTGATGGCGGGAAGTGCGGCCCGGTACAACTTCTTCGCATCGCGAACGTGCGCGAACTCATCGAAGTAGATGTCCTTGCGGCCACCGCGGATGGCGGAGGAGGCCGGCTGAGAGATGATGGCGCTCGTGTCGGGGGGGCGGTGGAACGAAATCTCGTTGTCCGCGTCGGTCCAAAGGATCGGCTTGAGGACTGGGTCGGTCTCACGGAACTCGTCGCCGATGCTGTGGTACAGCGCTCGGGCGATGTCAACCTTGTCGCCCGCCTCCTTCTGGTTGATGGAGACGATGTTAGCCCGGTAGTTCCTCTGCGTCGCCGCTCGGAAGGTCGCTTCCGCCGACAGGACCGTCGAGAACCCGATCTGCCTCGACTTGTCCACTATCCGGTACGCTGACTTGTCGTTCAGGAACCGAATCTGGTAGGTCTCCAACTTGGTCGGCTCGCCCTCCAAGGAGGTCAGTGTCTCCAACCAGACTGCCGGGTTGGTCGCCAACAAGTACAGCAAGTCGTCCTCGGAGGTCTCGACTTGCCCAAACTTTGAGAAGCGGTTCTGGACCATCTGCCTTATCTTCCTCCCGCTTCTCGACCTGATGTCGGAGCGCAAGTAGGGAGTTGAGGACCTTGATGCGGTCAGTTACGTCCCTGCGGAAGTAAGACTCAACGTTGATTTCGCCATCGTCGCCGACGGCCGAGGTCATCTCGCCGATCATTGCCGGCATGAGGTTGCGCGATAGAATGAGGATCAGGGCGTCCAACTCGCGCTTGGTCGAGATTGCCTTGCCGTCTCGAATGACACCACGAAGGTACGTGAAGTGCTCCGGCGGAACGGTGCCCTCCATCTTGAGGAGCATGGCGTCGGCCAGTTCAGTGGGGACCAGCGACTTCGGCTTGTTCTTCGAGCCCGGTGGGCGACCGCCACGACGGGTGGTCAGCGACTTCTCCCCGGCCTGATGAGTAGTGCGTGAAGCGCTCTCCGACCGACCCTCGGTGTCTCTAACGGCGGCAGCGGCTCTTGGCATCATTTCTCCGGACATAGTGGGACCCCCTGCACCCGCGAGGGGAGGGGGTCCGATGGAGCGGTTGATCCGCGCGCTCAGGCGGTGAACGGCTGGACTTTCGTGTACCAGCACTCGGCGTACGAAGTACGGTAACAGTCCTTGTCAGGACTCCGAGACCCACGGTTGGGTTCCACCCACAGGTTCAGGCTCGTTAGGCCCTCCGCCGCGGTCCGTACTGTCAGCCCGGTGCCGCGTCGTTTACTGCTGCCCACGGTGCGATCCCTCCCTTCGTGAGGAGGGGTTCCGCCACGCTCCACGTCCTTTCGAGGGGACGCTTATCAAATGCAGCGGGCCATTTACGGGCTACTCACCCGAAGTGAGTTCCGTGGGGTGACCCGCCAGTCACCCGAATATATCGGACCTTTCGGCCCATGGCTGCGTCTCAAGGGATCGAACCTTGGAATCTGCTGGTTCAAGGCCAGCCGCCTTACCGCTTGGCTAAGACGCATTGGCGAGTCATCTCAGGCTCGAACTGAGAACCGGAAGGGTAAGAACCTTCTGCACCACCGTTGTGCTAATGACCCATGGCTGCGATGGCAGGACTCGAACCTGCAACAAGACGGGTAACAACCGCCGGCTCTGCCGTTGAACTACACCGCAATGGACAGCGTGACGAGACTCGAACTCGCATACGTGGGGGTAAAAGCCCCGTGGCAACCGTTTGCCCACACGCCGATGGAAGCGGAGAAAGGAATCGAACCTTCGACTTGGCGCGTATGAAGCGCCTGTTCTGCCACTGAACTACTCAGCCATTGGTAGACGTATTAGGAGTTGAACCTACTCTTGTTCGGGATATAAGCCCGACGGCCACTACCGGCGACCACTACGTCCATGGTGCTATCCAAGGGACTCGAACCCCCGACGCGCAGTGCTTCAAACTGCCGTTCTACCTACTGAACTAAGATAGCGTGTAAGGCGTGTAGGAGAGTTACGCCGTCGCTTCCGCTTTCCGGAACGACCCAACCTGCCGGACAGGTCCCCTCCACCATCGCTAGGGAGTCCGAGTTTCTACACCTAGCGTACAGGCTTGTAAGTACGCGACTGCCCACACTTACCGCCACCAGCCCCGCGAAGGGCGGGTGGTCCCTCTTCCCCGCGGGACAAGCCCTCGGTTTACAGACGGTCCACCATCAAGGCCGAGCAATCTCAGCGCTGCTTGGCAGTCGCGAATCATTGGAGCACCTGCTAGGAATCAAACCTAGACCTCCACCCTTACAAGGGGCGTGTCCTGTCTTAGACGACAGGTGCATGGCGGGGACCACGAGACTCGAACTCGCTGCCTCCGGCTTGACAAGCCGGTATCAATACCACTTAGACCTCATCCCCGTGGTGAATGTTGTTGGACTCGAACCAACGGCCTTCTCCTTATCAGAGAGATGCACGCATACCAACCGTGCTCAACATCCTTGGAGCAGTAAACGAGACTCGAACTCGCGACCTCCTCCTTGGCAAGGAGGAACACTTCCAACTGTGCTTCTACTGCGTGGTACTCATGGTGGGAGTCGAACCCACAATCCCGCTAGGGCGCTTGCTTCTAAGGCAAGTCCGTATACCAGTTCCGGCACACGAGCATTGGTGCAATCCCCCGGACTCGAACCGGGACATAACTAGGTTCTCGACCTAGTCCCTCTACCATTTGGGGTAGGACAGCGTTGGCAGCGACCGCGGGACTTGGACCCGCTAGGACCGCCTTGAAAGGACGGCCGCTCGACCCTTTGCATTGGTCGCCTTGGCTGGAACGGTAGGGCTCGAACCTACGATTACCGGGTTCAGAGCCCGGAGCCTTGCCAACTTGGCCACATTCCAATGTGTAATGGCGGGCTCGGCAACCGCACTATCCCGGGCCCTCGCGCTAGCAGCATCCCCGGTTTCATGAGGCCGGTTTCCCCGTCGAGAAACATAGACCTCCGCTTCATTGAGCAGATAGGCTATAAGCCCCGTCCTGTGGACCTTGGTTCAAGCGCCTTGCGGCTCCCAACTGAACGACTGCCATCCACCTTGCTGTTCGATTGCTCGAACAATCCTTGCGTGCTTCTCCACCCCACCGAGCCTCGTCATAGGGCACTCGCACTTGCAACGCCTAGAGTTTACCCGTTTCACCCGAGCACTACCTCGGTTCGTCACTGTTGCACTAGTCCTACCCTCGCGGGCGCCGGCCGTTAGCCGGTAGGCTGGCTCTGGTTGCGGGGACTTTCCTCACTCACCGCGGGACAAGTCACCGAACGGATATGCGCGACAGTCCACCTATCTACTGCTACAGTATAGCACACCCTGTCAAGGACTGCAAACTGGTGGTCAACCTCGCGAGACTCGAACTCGCACGTGCTCCGGGTTTGAGCCGGAGGCCTCTGCCATTTGGGCTACAGGTTGGTGGTACCCGATGACGGACTCGAACCGCCGACACCTAGTATGTAACACTAGTGTTCTGGCCGCTGAACTAAACGGGCTTGGTGCATCCTGCTGGACTCGAACCAGCGACCCCCACCATGTCAAGGTGGTGCGCTAACCGCTGCGCTAAGGAAGCGTGGGGTGGAACCAGAGAGTCGAACTCTGCTATCCGGGCTCACAACCCGGTGCCTCGCCACAAGGCTTGTAACACCATTGGCCCCAACGGTCAGACTCGAACTGACGGCCTAGTGTTTAGGAAACACTCGCGCTGTCCACTGCGCTACATCGGGATGGCACCCTCGACTGGACTCGAACCAGTATCGTGCGGCTTAGAAGACCGTTGTTCATCCGTTGAACTACGAAGGTATGAATCGGCAGACGGAGTCGAACCGTCCGTGTCGCGAACACTCCCCAGTAACCGACCATGGAGACCACTACCGGACTCGAACCGGTGTCCGCGGGTTTGCAAGCCGCTCCCTTGCCTCTCGGGCAAATGGTCATGTTGCAAGTGTGGTGGACCGCGGGTTCCACCCCCGGCCGCTCAGCGCGTGGAAAACGCAGACGGTAATGCCCACACACTCGCATGGAGCGTCATACAGGATTTGAACCCGCGCGTTCTGCTTGGAAGGCAGACATGCTACCATTGAACATCAATGACGCTTGGCACCGATGACAGGACTCGAACCCGCATGCTCCCTGCTTCGAAGGCAGGAGTTCATCCATTGAACTACATCGGTATGGCTCGCCTCGTGAGACTCGAACTCACGGCCTCAGCCTTCGCAGGGCTGCGCTCTATCCACTGATGCTAGAGGCGAATGGTGACGCCTACGGGGCTCGAACCCGTAATCTCCTGACTGAGAATCAGGGGCCTTGACCGATTTGGCTAAGGCGCCATGGAGCCGAAGGAGGGACTCGAACCCTCGACCTCATCCTTACCAAGGATGTGCACTGCCGACTGTGCTACTTAGGCGTGGAGCCAACCCTCGGACTCGAACCGAGAACCTACTGCTTACGAAGCAGTTGCGCTGCCATTGCGCTAGGAAGGCGTTGGTGTTGCCAGTGAGAGTCGAACTCACTCACCCCGTAGGGGCCAGTTTTACAGACTGGCTTGGGAACCGTCCCGCTGTCGTCAACATGGTGGAGATACAGGGAATCGAACCCTGACTTTCTGCTTGCAAGGCAGTTGTGCAGCCCACTATCACTACACCCCCATGGTCAGACTGGAAGGACTCGAACCTTCGACTTCCCACTCCCGAAGCGGGCACGCTACCTACTGCGCTACAATCTGATGGTCAGAAAGACAGGCCTCGAACCTGCGACCTCCGCACCCCCAGTGCGGGACTCTACCAACTGAGTTACTTTCTGATGGTCAGAGCAGTGAGACTCGAACTCACGACCTCCCGATCCCAAATCGGGTGGACTACCTACTGTCCTACACTCTGATGGCGGATGCTAGAGGACTCGAACCCCTACGGGTGTAACCCCATCACGGCTTTCAAGGCCGATAAGTGCTCCTATACGAGCATCCATGGCGGATAGTAAGGGACTCGAACCCCTACACCTGTAACGGCCTCACCGCTTTCGAGGCGGAGTAGCACACCAATGCGACTATCCATGGCGGAAGGTACAGGACTCGAACCTGTACGACTTTGAGGTCATCACCGCTTTCCAAGCGACTTAGTACGCCAATACGACCTTCCGTGGCGGAAGCGACAGGACTCGAACCTGTACGGGTGTTACCCCATCACCCCTTAGCAGGGGGCTTACTGCGCCAGTAGGCGCTTCCGTGGAGCGGTAGGCCGTCTCTGACCACGCCTATCCGCCTAGTCCCCCGCGCGCTATAGTCAGAATCGACCGGGGACACTCCGCCACCCGAAGACGGCGGAGGGCAGGGACTCGGCCTGAGGCACACCCCGGGCACAACGCCCTGCGCGCGTACTCGGGAAACCAAAGGCCAATCATTATTGGGTGCGCCAGCGGGACTCGAACCACGCTTCTCCGGGTTATGAGCCCAGTGAGGAAACCTTTCCTCCCATAGCACATGGCAGGCCCGGCGAGACTCGAACTCGCGGCTAAGCGTTTTGGAGACGCCCGCAGCACCGTTGCCTCGAACCTGTAGTTAGCACCGGCCCACACATCCATCCGGACCGAGGAGCGACCCCAATCGTGATGGAAACCTACCGCCGTTCGGGTTGCGAACCCACCCTGACCGGTGCTGTAATACCGCTTACCGAATGCGGTGCTCTTCGACGGGATACATTTCATAGGCCCCAGTTGGCCAACCGGTTATCTCTCAGAGCGGAGCCGCTAGTGTACCACACGATGTCAAATCCTGCAACATCGAAAGGCAGAAAACGTAAAGTGCCCCTACTTACTAGCCAACTTGGGGACCAAATCCTCCCGTTTTACCTCGAACTTCGCTGATTGGCGTCAACTTGAGCACGAACATCCGCGAAGATCGTCGGGAACCGAGACTCTAGGGTTTCGAGGACTTCCATCATGATCGAGCGCATTTCGGGCTGCGCCGACGTGTGACAGCGGAGTCTGAGGACGTGCCGCCACTCACGGAGGTTCATCTTCGCGATAATGCGGGTACGGGTGGCGTTAGGCAAGACATATCGAGCGATCTGCGACTTGACCCCTAGACGCTTCAACTCTAGGTAGGCCGCGTGAGCCCCAACCATCGCGGATCGGTAGGCGACCAGCGCGTCCTCTCCGGCCGCGGAGACTTCCGGTGGCAGGTACGTCAGGTCGATGGGGTCCTCGTCGTCGTACTTGACGTACCGCTGGCTCTCCTGCTGGTAGGATGCAATCCGGTGTCGAACGAGTTCGTGACTCACGACCCGGCTACACTCGATCAGGAAGACGACATCCACCATCTCAAGCATAGACTCTTCGCCGGCCGCGATCCAGCGACCGATAATGGCCGAGTCACCCATCTTGGCTATGGACTTTGGACCGTAATCCCAACGGCCCGAGTACTCGATGATGTCCTCCGGTGAGGTCAAGTCGGGCAATAGCGGGGTCGTCAGCGCTATCAGGGTAACGCGAGGCTGCACTACAGTAGCAGGAACGCGAAGACCAGAACAAACCACGCTATCGCCAGCAGGGCGACCATGGTCATCACTAGTGCCACGATAAGGAACCACGCCGCGCGGGCGAGGAACAGCAGCGTGTTCTCTATGGCCAACCATAGGCCTGATTGACTAGACAACATCACGAACTACCTCGTACATGTAGGCCATCTCGCTCTCACAGTTCTCGCACAGCGGCTTACGCAACCACTCCCGCTCGGAGTAGGCCTTCGCGAAGTAGCGGGACATCCTGTCACCGGGAGAGCGAACGGTGCAGGACGGGCACTTCGCGAAGATGACCGGGTCACTGGGCAGAAGTCGGACGGGGTTACCCACCTAGCACCGACTGTAGTCGCACGACACGCACTTCTCACACCCCTCTTCGTACTTTAGCGATGCCTGATGGCAAGACGGACAGATGTCGTAGGTCGCGCGATTGACCGGCGACGAGCCCTCGATGACCGGCGACGTACCGGCGTTGAGGGCCGTGAGGGCGACACCTATGGCATGGGGTACGGCGCGGTTGAGGTTGCCGTTACCGCCGACACCCTCCAACTGATTAGCCACACCGCCAACTGTCGCACCGTGACGGAGTGCCAATGAGGCCAGACGACCGAGGGCCTCGGTCATGGATGAGAGGTCGGAGCCCGACCTGCCGACATTGACGAACAGTTCAACTGGGCGACCCGAGGCGTCATGGTTCAGGGTGATAAAGGCGGAACCAGCGCGTGTTGCGGCCTCGACCGTCACGCCGGCCAATGACGCTGGACGAAGGAAGTTGTACTCATCCGGTTCGGGGGCGGGCTCTGGCTCACGCGAGAGCACCTGAGCGCGGCCGCTCCCGTCCCGGAAGTACGCCACACCCTTGAGGCCTGAGTCGTAGGCCAGCCTGTAGGCCTTGTCCACGTCCTCGACAGTATGCGAGTTCGGACCATTGATGGTCTTCGATACGGATGAGTCGATGTTGCGCTGCACGGCAGCCTGCATCTTGATGTGCTGCTCGACGGTGACCTCATTAGCGGTAACCGCGTAGGCGCTCCCGTACTTCGAGACGGCCGGCGAGAACACCTTATGGGTGCCCGTACGGTCCGTCCTAATGTACTCGGTATCGAACAGCGGTTCAATGCCGGAGTTCACGCCGGCTAGGAGGCTCGTCGTGCCGGTGGGCGCCTGCGTGAGCAGGAAGATGTTCCGAAGACCATTCTTGCGAATCTGGTCATCGAGGAACGGGTCATCGAGGCCGCTGAGGAATGGTCGTCCCGCCATGTCCTCCGACCAGTCCGGAGCCGGTCCGTACCGCCTAGCGAGGTCAATGGAGGACTCCACGGCCGCGGTGCGCATGTCGGAGAACACGGTATCCACGAAGTTCACCGCCTCATCGGACCCATACTTGATACCGAGCCCCATCAGGGCATCGGCTAGGCCCATGACGCCGAGACCGACACGGCGCAGGCGCTTCTGAATCCGTTCGTTCTCAGGGATGAAGTAGTGATTCTCGTCAACGACGCGGTCAAGGAATCGAATAGCGGACCCGACATCTTCCTTGAATCGCTGCCAGTCGAACCACGGGGGCTCGTAGTCCTCAGCCGTAACGTAGGCGTCGAGGTTCATCGCCCCAAGATTGCAGACAGAGTAGGCCCCAAGGCCCTGCTCACCGCATGGGTTGACCGAGATAATCCGCTCTACGCCTCGACCAGTTGATTGAGCATTGTAGCGGCCGAGGAATACAACTCCGGGCTCTCCACTAGCCCACGCAGCCTCGACGATTGCTCGCCATACTTCTCGTGCGGGACGGGAACCGTGAGAGACAACGAGACCTCCACCCGCCTTCCATCCTGCAAGGTCACCGTCCCACCGACTGTTGTACTGAGGGTCACTTGTTTCGGGGAACTCGAAAACCCAGTTGCCGCCCTCTCGGACAGCATCCATGAACTCATCTGAAATCGCGATAGAGACGTTGGCATTCGTGATGGCCTCGTAGTTGCGCTTGGCATCAATGAACTCTAGCAGGTCCGGGTGCCAATCGTCCAGCATGAACATGGCCGCCCCGCGGCGTGAACCCCCCTGCTCGACCACGCCGACTGCGCGGGAAGCGACGTCCATCCACGATACCGGTCCGGAGGTCGTCCCGTTCACGCGCTTGAGGTAGGTTCCCTTCGGACGCAGCACGGACCAGTTGATTCCCACTCCGCCGCCACGGGACATGATGTCCACCATCAGGCCGATGGTGTCAAAGATGGCCTCACGCGAGTCGGAGCCACTGTCATCGCCGGTGAGGTCGCGCACATCGGCGCGCATGGACTCAACCTCGTCGGGGGTGGCGTCATCGGGGAACGTGAGAAGCACCACGTCATTTCGCATGCCACGCTTAGAGCGACGAAGTCGCGTCTCCACCGGTATGACGTAGCAGTTGTAGTAGGTGACCTCGGCGTCCACGCCGGCGCCGGACAGGATACGTCCGCCGGGAACGAACTTGAATCGGTCAAGGAGGTCACGGAACTCTGCCCGTTCAGCGGAACCGCGGCCGATTGCCGCGGATACGCGATCCCACATCTCTTCAACAGTGGATTCGACGGGCTGGCCGTCGGCGCCCTTACGGGCGTAGCGGTCAAGGAACACCGTCCTCTGATGGTCAGTTAGCGGAGTCGTCAATGGGTCCCTTCTCAGGCGATACGTGGCTCATCCAGAGTCGTGGTCGGCCATCGGGGCCGATGAATCCGGTACGGAATACCGGGTGCTTGGGCCCCCTGAGGCCCATGAGCCGAAACAAC